CCTACATGTCCAATCAATTGTCCTTTTTTAACGGTTTGACCTGTTGAGACTTGTCTATCATTCATGTGCATAAAGATATGTGTATACTGACTACCGTCCCAAATTTGTACTTCATTGCCACCACCTAAATTACTAAACCAACTTTTTATCACTGTACCGTCAACGGTTGAATGAACTGGTGTGCCTGCATTCACTGCATAGTCAATGCCTGCGTGTCCGTTTGCTTGCCAACCTCTTGAAATCGGCCAATCTTTAAATGGATAGTAAAAATTCACTTCTTTTGAAGGTTTATCACTACTTCCACTATGGCTAGGATTTGACGGTTTGTCATCTTTTTTATTCTTTTGAGGTTTGTAATCGTTTTGGTCGAGGGCTTGCCAGTCTTTACTAATACGTATCGCCATTGGAATGTATTTAGGAGGATTAGGGTTTTTCAATGCAATTCCTAGTACGATTGTACTATTTGAATATTCGCCGTCTGGATAAACGGTTTTGATTTTCATTTGTGTACTTTTTGATTTTTGTTGAGGTTCAATCGTTTCATTAAATGATACTTTTTTAAGATTGGACTTGCTATATTCTTCATTTGTTCGACCGTTCCAATCGTCAATCGTTTCACTATTAATTGAAATCGTTCTATGAACTCTGACACCTGAACCTGCAAAGTCGGTCAATTTACCGTCTAATAATTCGAGTTGAACATAACCTTTCACTTTAATATTACCATTGGATTGTTCCTCTTCATCTTCAACATGCACGCTTTCAATCATGAAACGGGTAGACGCCCATTTTTCTTGGTTTTGTCCGTATTGAATATATATTTTATCTCCATTGATACTATTAAAATAATCAACACTTGCTCCACCACTCCACCAATTAGATTTGGCACGACTGCCTGCCCATGCAGGAACAGTCGAACCTTTATCAACAATATTAGATGAAGTTGATACATCAAATAACTTCTCTAGTTTTGCCATATTTCCACCTACTTTTCATATCCGACAACAATGTCAAATTCTGTTTTGCCTTTGTTTGTTCTGATATATGTTGCGCCGTCAGGTTTATTTGTAAAGACGTTGATATTACCTGTTGCAATGTCACGACCTTTTTTGAATTTAAACTTGTCTAAATCTTTACTATCAACAGCGCCACTATCATATAAGTTATTAACGATTTTTTGTAATGCATCTTGTAATGTTTTAATTTTATCTTCTAAACCGTCCATACGTTTGGCTAGGTCGTTGATAAAATCAACCATATCATGTAAGAAACCATTAAATCGTGCTAAATAATCATAATAACTTTTAGCATTGGTGTTATAGTCTGCTATGTCATCATAAAACGGTTCTCTATAAACACCTCTTCTAAATCTAGGATACTGATATGCTTCTTCGTAATATGGAAATCTTCTCATACTTTAACCTCTTTTCACTTTTGTTAATTTGCCCCATAGGTTTTTCTCATTTAATATTTTTTCGTGTTTGTCCTCAATTTTACCAATGGGCATATAGAAATCTTTGTTGCTAGAACCTTTGGCTTGATATTTGAAGCGTATCCACCATAGTTTCGCTTGTTTATCTTTAATAATTTGGTCGAATTTTACATATTGGTTCGGTTGTATATAAGAATTTGATGGTACTTCTTTTGCTCTCATACCGTAATTGTAACGAGGTACAATTGGCAATGTATTTGTTTTATGTGCTGTAAATGTACCTTTCCAATTATATTTAACAAACTTCTTATCACTCACTTGAGGTTTCTCTGGTGTTTTGCCACCGTTTGAATAATGCTTAATACGTGATATAAAGTAATCAATCAATTTCAATTGATTTGCTCTTGTATTCGGTGCGTTCACACCTACGTGTATATCCCAACTACGATGTGGACAAGATGTAGAAAAGTATTCTCGGTGTAGGTTTACGGTGTCGCGATTGATTGGTAATTTATAAGATTTCATTACATCAGCAGCTACTTTTAATGTAGCTTCTTCGTTTTTTAAAAATGTTTCATCTGATATGTGGTTTGGAAAACTCTCACATACTTCAAAACCAATTAAATGTTGATTAGCATAATTATTGCCACAATGCCACTCAACATAGTTGGTTGGGTGGTACCATAAAACATCGTTGCGATTGGCGTATACAGAAGCCCAACCTGCTGTATAACTTCCATTTTGTTCACGTGTGTATAACCAATTCAAATATTGTTTCGGTGTCATACTACCGTAATCATTATGAATCACGACACCGTCAATACTGGGTTTCGGTTGTGTGAGTTTACGTCCTTTAATATGATTTGAATAAATATTTGCCATTGTTTAACCTCCTTACCAAATTTGTAAAAAACATTTTTGGTCGAATTTATTCATGATTCTTTCTTTCATTTCGAATACTTTATCTAGGTTGTCTGGATTAAATGTTCTATTTTCACTATTTGAATTCGCTTTACTATTACCTTGACTTTGTGTTTTATTAACATTGTTTGTATCGGCATAATTTAAATCATCATCAGTTACATTTAAGTTTACTTCTGTTTGAGGTAGAGTAGCTTCTAATCCTCTGTAATCTGATGTCTGTTTTGATTGTTCGTCACTGTGTGTTTCACTTGTTGCTTTATTTTCTATAAAGCTATCAAGTTGTCCGAATGTATAATAAATGTATTCTGAATACTGAATAAATAAAGTCACAACTTGCGATTGAAACGCTTCAAGTGTTTGTCTCCCTATTTGTCTATCCATGAAACGATTAGTAAAGGCTTCTTTGAAATTACGGTCTATGGTTTTATCAGGATATGAACGATTACCAAAGAAATGTTTTGTCACAATGTCGTATACATCATCATCGAATTTTGCTACTTTTTCAATAAAAGCGTATTTGTCGTCAAAAAAGGTTAATCGACCGTCATTTATAAATTCATTCTCGCCTCTTTTAATAAGCTCGGAACGTAAAATATCCATGAGTGTTGTCGTATGTTTACTCATTGTTATTGTCCTCACTTTCTAATGTCGTTATGTTAATTTTACTAATCGCCTCATCATCGTAATAGGGGAATATATCCAAATTAAATCTTCTATTTAATTTCTTAAATGGTTCACGACCTCTAATATAAATATTACTGTTTGATGTTGTAAATCCTCTGTTACTTTTAGCCTCTGTATCACTCACGCCACTTTCTTTATCAACAGCAAGTGAATTGACACCTAAAAAGTTTGATAACTCACTTATTTTATTTTGATATTCTCGTTTCATTTGAACCAGTGCATTTGTCACATAATCACTGCCTAAATCAATAATATCTTCCTCAACATCAACGAGGTTAGAAACTTTTATAAATGGACTACCATTATAGAGTTGGTTGATGAATTGGTTTACTGTTTCATCGTTCACTTCACTTAAAAATATTTTACTGAATTTGGATTGCATAATCAGTGAAAAACGACTTAAAACGATTTCTGCTAATTCATCACAATAATGCTCTAATATTTCAAAATCATTTGTGAAATTAAGTGGTTTGTTATTAATCACAACAAAATCGCCACTTTGACAATCATCATAATATTCAATTTCTAAACATTCATCAGGTATCAAATGTTCAGGAATAGTAAAATAAATATCTTTCTTTTTTCTTCTTCTGTAATTTGTAAAATCGGCGATGTTAGTGATGTTATAATATTGATTTTTATAATCTCTCACATAACCTAATATCATAATTCTTTGGTTTCTTGCTCGACCAACGACAACTTGATAGCCATGATGTAACATCACTTCAAGTTGTAGGAAGTCAATACCTGTTTCTTCTTTACGTGTGTAGTTAATCATCAAGGGTAGAAACTCGGCATAGCGATTAAAAATTAAACGGCGAAACCGATTTCTATGCTCGATAACTCGCCGTTCTATTTTTTGGTTTAACTCCGTTTCCAAAGGATTATGATAATTTTCGCCGATATAATCAATCGGAAAATTTACCATAATTTAAAAACTCCTATTCAGTTATTAAAATTTTATTGAAGAATGGAGATACTGCTTTGAAACTGTAGTAATGTAACCAGTGTGTAACTTCGTCAAACTCTCCATTATAAAATGGTGGTTTTAACATACCTTTTGTATAACGTTTGTATTTGATTGCATTAATGTCAAATACAAAAGCGAACAGGTCAGATTGTGGTTTGATTTCTTCAACGTTACCTTCAAACTCTGATAATTGTGATACATCATACGTAAATGTTGCTCCTTCTGGGATTACATCGCCTTTAATGGTTTGATAATCTCCAAAGGTACGCATATAGCGTATTGTTTCATCTTCTTCAATTGTAATTTCTGATGTTGTTTTATACACACCACCTAAGTCGTCAAAACTAATAATGTGGTCTGAAAAATCAATACCACTCACTTGGAATGTATTAGCAATTTTTGTATTGAGTAGGTAAGATTTCATTCTATCAGTTGTTAAAATCGCAATATCTTCTAAACGTGATACTGTTGTATAACGACCAATAGCCCCACCTGAAGCAAGGCGAACTTCGTTGTATTTGTCACTGTTGTTTTGCATATTTAAAATACTTTCAAATACGGCTTCTTGTAAGTCTTCTTCAGATACCACTTCACGTTTATTATTGTCTGATAGGTTATTAAGTGCATAATCAACCATCATTGCACGAATTTCTTTTTCTTCTAATACATTGATGTCTGAAATGGATTTGTTAAGTACTGCAATGGCATATTGTGTAGCGTCTGCTAGGTTTGAGAAATTGAAACGTGCATCATTGTTATTCAATGTAAATTTTTGTTTTTTAACAATGCCTGCGCCGTATAATTTAGTAGCAATACGTGGATAATTACGTTTTAACATCAATTCTTCTGATTTACCTAAATTCATTGCTACTGGTACTGTATCCATAACAACATAATCTTCACTGTATTGTCCGATAAAATCAACTTCACGAGCTAACCAATTGAAACGGTTACCTAATGCAATGTCAATTAGGGCTGTTTCAGATAGCTTAGGAAATAGGTATTTATTAATGAATGTTTCAAATTCTGTTTGAACATTAGACCAACTTTCTCCAAATGTCCAAGAATGGTTATAATCTCGGTTAAAATGTTCAAGTGCTTCTTGTGTTTTTACTGTTGCCTCTTTAACCATTTAAATTTGCCTCCTTATTCTTCATCTAAATTTGTGTCTCTATCCGTTGATGTACGTAACGTATGAACCGTTTTACCGTAACTATCCTCGTCTTTACGAATGTCAATACTCATACTATCATTTAATTCTCTTGATTTATCCATGCGAATATCTGAATAGTCTGCTCTCATCATGCCACGCATGTTTCTACCTTCATAATTTGCCATGTTTCATACCTCCTTAAAAACCTAAAAGTTTCTCTAATTCATCAAGGTCTTGTTCTTCATTATTTTCATCAGAATTGTTTTCTGAATTATCGTTGTTACTTTCATCTGATTGTTCGTTATTTTCGTCTGTCGGTTGTTCGTCTTGTGGATTATCATTGTTAGATGTTTGTTGTTCATCATACATTGATTTTTGAGCTTGTTCAATTGATGTTACACGTTCCTCAATACTAGATAAAAATTCAAACAATTCATCTTTTGTATTAATTTCCATAATTAAATAAACCTCCTTTTTAATTATTATAACATACTTAATTGTACCCATGCATCAAAAGAAGCAAACGA